GGCGCAGGCGGTGGATCGGCAAGCGTGACTGTGCTTAAAAACGTTTCGTCAACGTGGGTGAAACCGTTCGCGGGACTTGATGTATTAAGTCCTGCTATCGGTTGGATACAAGCGGCGACAGAGCCGCTTGAGGTAAGCCATATCGACAGTGACACCGGCATCGTGACTCTTCCTTACGACGCGCATGAGTGGGTTCTAGTCGAGTACGTCTCTGATGGCCCTGTCGGGACTTCATCAGTGTTCTACATCGCTACACCGGTTGCTATAGAGATGGCGGCGGCGATCCTGCGTAACGCTTCGGTGAACCCCGCGCTACAGTCCGAGCGGTTGGGCGACTATGCTTATACGTTGAGTAATGCGGCGGGTGATTGGGCGGCCTCGTTCCTGAACCGCTTGGATGCGTGCCGGAGGTTTTCATTATGACGTTCAGCGCGTTGCTCATTAGCTCGATGCAGGTTGAGCGCCGCGTCGATACTCAGGACGCTATCGGTGGGACTGTTGAGCGTTGGGAAACAGTCACGAGCGCGGCCCCGTGTCGAATCCGCATGTTATCGGCAAGCGAGCGAGTCATCAACGGCGGGTACGCTACTGACTGCACGCACCGGTTGTATTGCGATCCGCAGGACTTGGCTGAAGGCGACCGGATCACCATCGACGGCGTGCATTATGCGGTGGAGTCTATCAACAGGCACGGGCGCGAGGCGACAGGCGGAACCTATCCAGGCACGTTCTATGAGGTGGACTGCTACGAGCGGAGGCCCGAGCGTGGCTAATATATTCTGGCATCTTGACGAGGTTCAGCGTACGATTGACGGCAAGGTACAACGTGGACTGGATAGCCTTGCCAATGCGATAGTAAAAGACATCCAGAATGGGATGAAAAACACCCCGGAGGGAACCGACTACCGCCCGAAGTGGAAGCGGGAAGGTGAGTGCAGACCAAAGGAGCGGGCGACTACGCAACAGATACGGCCCGCCTCAAAGCCGGGTAATCCTCCGGCTGTGCAAACCGGCACATTGTGGCGCAGTATTCATATACAGAAAGTGGGTAAGGCGCGCCGTGTCGGTTCGACGCTCAAGGGCTATCCCGTCTGGCTTGAGACTGGAACAAAAGACAAGCATGGAAAGCCGAAGATGGCAGCCCGCCCGTGGTTGCGGCCAAGTGTTGAGAAACTGACAGGCCGTCCGGCCGAGTTGATACTGCACAGAGCAACCGCCACAGGAGGCCCGCCTGAGAGTTTTAAGGGAAGCAAGGGCAAGGTCGCAGGAGACCCGTTCGAATGAGAGTTGAATCACTTCTGGAAGCCGTATACGCTCACCTGCAAACGACCGTCGTGCCATCGTTTGTGGAGGGCATTTACACGACGCGCGCCCCGCTGGATACGGTTGGCGACTACATCACTATCAGCTTCGTGAGCGCCACCGCAGGTCGTACGATGACAAGCAAGTGGGAAGATGTCACCTTGCGGTTCAGCGTGTGGAGTGATGATACTTCACCGAGCGAGGCGATTCGCATTGCTGAATTGCTTGCTGATGAACTTGACGACCTGGATGCGGCCTTGAGCGTGTCGGTTGCATCGGTTGTTTGGGTTACACGTGAAAACAGTGTCCTAGTCGAAGACCCCGACGGGGGTTATCAGTACGTGCTTGAGTATTCGATTAGAGTTGAGGAGGCCTAGCAATGGCTGCTTTTTCAGGAAAAGCCGGAAGCGTTTCGCTTACCGGGATCACGACTAACGTGGATGTAACCTCTTGGAACATAAACCTTGAGGGCGACGCCATTGACGTTACAGGAATGTCGGAAGCAGGAGTCGGTGCGTTCATCGGTGGTATCACGCGATGGAGCGGCGACTTCGAGGGCTTCGCCACCGGGACTATCGCCGCACTTGTTCCCGGTGCAACGGCAACCACGTTCACGTTTGCGAGCGGGTCAACGGGTGCACCGAAGTATACCGCAGGCTCAGGTGGAACCGTGCTCATCACCGGCGTAAAGTGTTCGGCATCCGTGGATGGCGCGGTAAAGGTAAGCTGCTCATTCCAGGGTAGCGGCGTCCTTACTCCGGGGGTGGTATAAATGGCTGCAAGATCAGGCAAGGCCGGGACCGTCACTTGGAACGGCGAGGTAGTTGGGCACGTTATCTCGTGGTCAACCAACCTCGAAGGTGATGCGATAGACGTTACGGGGATGACCGAAGCCGGCGTTGCGGCGTTCATCGGCGGCGTTACTCGCGGCACTTGCGACTTCGAGTGCTTCCTTGACACCACCACCGCAGTCCAGCCCGATGAGATGGACCCCGTAACCTCTGCTACTCTCGCACTCGCTGACGGCGTGAACACCATTTCAGGCACGGCGATCATCACGAGCGCGAAGCCGACTGTCGCGGTAGACGGCGCGGTAAAGTGGAGCTGTTCAGCGCAGTTTACCGGCGCGATCACGATAGCATAAAGGAGCACGATGAGCGAACTACAGATCCTCAGCAAGACTGCTGACGTCGTTTTGGGCGGTGAGACCTATACCGCCTCGAAGATCACTCTCGGAATAATGGCGGACTTCGCTACTGCTATGCAGATGCGAAGGCTTAAACGAGCACTGGACGCGCTTGGTGATGACGCGAGGCCGCAGGACCGGCAGGAACTCATCAAGGCGATGAGCTACATGCACGATCCGATGGCCGACGTTCACGATATGCAGACGATGGACGGGATGCGGCTTCTGCTCTGGTTGTGCCTGAAGCCGCATAATCCGTCGCTGGACGAGTCTGCTGTCGGTGAGCTTATCGGTTTGCAGGACATCGGCGCGGTTCAGGAGTTCATCAACATCTTGAGCGACCAGCCGCTTACAGAGAACTTGACCGACCCGGGAAACGCGGAGACGGTGACGGCGGCGGATGGGCAGCCCTCACCGCAAGCATAGCTGAGGCCCATCATTACACCATTGACGAGATGCGGGCTTTGACTCTGGGGCAGGTTGCGATACTGTGCCAGGGCGCAAAGGCGACTGATGAGTGGAGCCGTTACTCGCGCATGAGGCCGGAGATACAAGCGAAGGCTCAAGCGTATAAGGACAAGTACGGGGCGTTTTGATATGGGAATGACTTTAGCCGAAGCGTGGATTGAAATAGGCGCGAAAGACGCGGGGTATCTGCGCGGCTTGCAGAAAGCCAAGGGTGATACTGACAAGGTCGTTGGCGCGATGGAGAACCGCGTCAAGCGCATGGGTGAAGCGTGGAAGGCTGTCGGCGATAAGATGACGATGTATGTCACGTTGCCTATAGTTGCTGCGCTCGGTTACTCAGTAAAAGCCGCCGCCGAGGCCGAAGCGCAAACGACTAAGCTCGTTTCAGCACTCGCCAAGACCGGCGAAGCAACCAGCCGCACAGTAGCGGACTTCCAGCGCTTTGCCGAGGAACTGCAAAGCCTCACGGTGTATGAGGACGACGCCATTATCGGGATGATGGCCTTTGCCAAGAACATGGGCGTTCCGACAGCTCAACTCAAAGAGGCGACTGTTGCGGCTATCGGGTTGGCTGATACGTATAACATCGAGCTTAATACGGCGTTCCGGCTGGTTGGATTGGCCGCGACGGGCAATACCATGATGTTCAAACGTTATGGCATCGTGCTCAAAGAGGCTAAAGACCCGGTGAAGAAATTTGCCGAGGTATTGAAGATCGGGGCAGCGGCGTTTGATATCTCGAAAGCGAAGGCCCGGTCAACTGAAGGTCGCATTGAACAGCTCAAACACGCGTTTGGCAACCTTGCCGAGAAGGTCGGCGCGGCCCTGCTTCCTCATATCAAGTCGTTTGCTGAAACGCTTATCTCCCTTGCGAAGATACTTCAGCTTGTCCCTGAGCCAATGCTCAAGTTCAGCCTTGCAATGACTCTCGCCGCCGCCGCAATAGGGCCGCTGATCAGGCTCATCCTTCTGCTCGTTAAAGCCCAAAAAGATTATGCGCTCTGGACGGCCATTGCCCAGGGGATAGCGAACAACTGGAAAACCGTTGCCTTAGTTATTAGCGGAGCAGTTGTCGCGTTTTACGCCCTTGATAAACAATTCGGCAGTAGCGCCGCTGAGATCGAGACCGCGATGCAGCGTCAAAGCGCCGCTGCGAAAACAAACGCGGCGGCTATTGAGACGGCAAACCAGAGGCTTGCAAGCTCCACCTCTCAGGCGGTTGACGAAGCGAAAGCGGCGGCGCAGAAACAGAAAGACTTGGCTAACGAGGCAATGGAACGTGAACGCAATCAGGCGCAGGAAGTCCTCGCACTTGCGAAGGCGAAGCGTGAGGAAGCCTCTGCTGAGATGGAACGCCGTCGTGCCCAGATCGGCTGGACACAATCAAGCGAGTTGTGGAAGTCGGCAATGGTCGCAGGCCAGACGAATCAATTCGCAATGCCGCGCCCGAAGGGTGTGACTGTCAACGCCGGGGGCCAGATGTCGCCCAACGAGGGCTTCAGCGTTGCTGAACTAAGCAGGGCTTTTCGCGAGTTCATACGGAATCAGAGCATACAGATAGCCGAGGAGCGCGGGATACGCGAGATGCTTAACGCGATCAAAATGGGGAATCCGGCATAATGAGCTACAACGAGCAGTATGGCAGTCGCGAAGTAGTTGTTAGCCGTGACGGGATCACGGGCCGCCGTGAGTGGGTGTGCACTTGGGCGGAACGTTTGACTGCTGCCGACAGGCCGCGTATTGGCAGTAACTTCCCGGGCGAACCGAACATTCGCTGTACTCAGATAACTTATAAAGGCGAGGGACGGCAAAGCGGTGATGGCGCGAACTACGAGTATTGTCGAGTCACTGCGGAATACGCCACTTACCTGAAGATCAGTGATCCTTATAGAGAGTCGCTGGAGTTCGGCGGAGAGGTATTGGAAACCGCATTGGGCCGAACCTGGCAGGACGCAGGGACGCCAGTAGAGCAGGCGTTTGGCGTGTTCTATCCATCAATGGTGTGGCAGGCTCAAGTAGTGCGATCTTCCATCCCGTTGCAACAGCTCTTGAACGCGCTTGGCAAGGTGAATCATTCGCGGTTCCTGAACTTCGCACGTGAGACTGTGCTCTTCGAGGGCGCGAGTGCTGAAAGCCAATGGGACAACGAGCGCGAAATCTACATTTACCGGCTGACTCTACGGTTCCTGTGGCGGCCTGTATCGCATAACGTCGTATGGCGCGTGCCGCGCCAGGCCCGTTATCAGGATGGCTCGTTAAAATGGGGCAATGACGGACTGCCTGTATTCGAGTCGGGGTTAGCAGGCAACGCCAACTGGGACAGGCCTTACCCTGCGCTCTATGCGTCAACGGACTTCAATCCCTTACTTGGGCTTCCGCCTTCACCGCCGGACATTATCGGGCTGAATTCCAATGCTGGATTAGGCGGCGACCTGCGAGGCAATGTATGAAGCCGTTAAGATACCGTGCCGTAAACGACTTCCTGCGCGGTAAGGACTGGAATGAGCTGATGGACATTATTCGGGGACTTCAACTCACAGTCGGTCCCGGCTTGAACATCCAACGCACAAGCGCCGGACGTCTATTATCACTGGCGAAGAGTCCGCTTGACAGCATACACAGTAACGTCGAGCCGCCACCGGCGCAGGGCGATAACCCTGCCGTGCTGATTGGCCGCATAAGCGATTATGAGGCCAAAGGCAATAACCAATGGAACTACCGCTTCGAGTGGGTCGAGAACTACGGCGGGGCCTCTGGCTATCTCTCGTCTTGGCGTGTTCGCAAGGAACCGATAACAGATGTCGAGTATATCGGCCAAGCGTTCAACATGTGCGAGTATATCAACTATACATGCTCGGTCGCTGGTAACGGTGTGGATCAGGGCGCGCTTGCGGATAACTTCAGCGGGTTTGAACTCCAGCCGTGCCCTATCGGCAACATCGTTGTGCTTCACGCCATCGAGTCGGCATCACCTATCGTGACGCCGGAGACCTGTACGCTTGAGGGAAACTACTGGTTCCAATATGAGAACGGAATCGACGGGGTGTGCGCGTGAGTCCGGGACTACTACATATAGCGGGGTGCTGTTGTGGCGTATCAGGGCCGCCGGTTCTGCTGTGTATGAAGAATGTAATGGGTTCATGGAAGCCGCAGGCCGGAAGCTATGACGATGACGGATGGTATTTCGACATACCAACCGGGGCTTTAGCCTATGATAATGACTACAGCACCGGCCGTATATGCGTTAATTCAGCAGGACTCTGGTGCGTAGCATATACAGACTACTACGGTGACCTTCAATATACAGTGCGCAATGAATCAAGTGACTGGACAGAAACCACTATTGCGAGCGGTTCCAGCTACTTCACGTTCACTATTCGTGACATGGGGATGCACGGCAACAAAGTAGCAGTTGCGGTGAACCGTCTTACCTCTTATCCGTGGTACAAAGGCGTCGTATACGAATACGATGGATCGAGCTGGACAAGCACTGACGTGACAGGCAGCAATATGGCCGTCGATATTCGATTGGCTTACGATACGTCAGGTAATTTACATGTAAGCACGTGGGGATCAACCGACGGGCACGAGTATGACGGTACTAATATTGGGTTTAGTTCATACAACTCCCGACTAGTGATTACGCCAGATGATGACGTGTATCTGTTTACTATAGAAAGCGAAACACTGCAAGCTTACTATAGCACAGGGGGTGCGTGGAGCTGGTTGGACACAGGCATTAGCAGTATCGGGTATGGAATACGTCCCGACGTTGCAGTTGATGCTGATGGAGCGTTTCACGTCGTGACAGGCGATTATAAGGATATCTCGCCCTTGCTCTCTTATCATACTAATGTGTCTGGAAGCTGGGTGCCTTCCAGTGTCACAAGCACGTATTACTCTCAGCGCGAAGTATGGAACATTGGTCTTAATAGAGATAATGTCGTCTATATCGCTTGTGACGATTACGGTTACAGTGACTATGTACTGTTCACGTTAATAGATGGCAGTTGGGTAAAGAGTCGAGCGATAGGCTCAGAAGAAACATTACAAAATATGGCTATCCCCGGCGGTTATGGTTATTCGCAATGACCTGCCACCACCCGAAGCTTGAGCCAACCGGCTCATATGTCAGGCGCAGATGCAAGCAAGCTCGCGGGGGCTGGATTGCCCGCGAGCTTTTTTATTGCCGCACTTGCGGCGCGAAACTTACCGCTAACGACCTTCGGCGCGAGATGGCCGAAGCACGGAGGAAATGATAATGGCTGTTTACCGTTGGAGGGGCACCAGTTCAAACGCGTGGGAGACCTCGGGCAACTGGGTTAACGAGGCCGGAAGCGTCTACTCATCTGGTTATCCGGGATCAGTCACAGGCGTTGAAGACGAAGTATACCTCGACGCGCTCGCTACGACCGCGCTTGGCGCTTATGATGCAAGCGCGAAGGAGGTTATGGCGCGCTTCGTTGTCGGACAGGACTACGGCCTTAGCGGGTTAACTGCCGCCGACATCGGCACGAGTGTCGCTAATCGCGTCATCATTCACGCCCGGCAGGTTATCATCGATGGCGGCGACTACTGCGGGAACATTTACATAAAGGGGCATACCTCAGGGACGGGGATCACGAGCCTTACCGTGGTGGATATGCCGACAGGGAAATCCGTCTATGTTGACGGTGATACCGACACTGTGGCAATCACCAAGGGTACTGTCGTTTATGCGGCATCCAGTTCGATAGCAACCGCACTCACCACGAGCTATGCTTCCGACTCGACAGGCGACGTGTCACTCACGCTCGGTGAGACTATGACGCTACCGTCAACCATTAACTGCAACGGCGGGACGGTTGATTGCTCAACGGCGATCACGACGCTGAACGTGAACGCCGGGGCGTGGACGCAGACAACCGGGGCGATCACGACACTTAACCTCGGCGGCGGCTCGTTTGCCTGGACAGATGGCGCGATAACGACAGCGAACCTGTATGCTGGGACGTTCAGCGGCGCGGCATCTGATAACCCGCGCAGGATCGGCACGGTGAACATCTACCCCTCGGCATCCTGTGACATCGACAACGGGAGCGGCAACATCTACGTAACCTCGAAGATCGTGCAGATGGGTGGGACTTTCAGCGCCGGGAGTAATTATCAGCTTGCCCAATACCGGACGGAGACGTACGCGGGTGCGAGTGATGCGAACATGGGCATCAGTCCGCAGACGCTCAACAACAGCAACGTTGACGGTGATGAGGTGTATATCGGCCCTTATGATCATGTGACATTCTACTGTACAGTCGGTGCGATGGCCGCTTCCAGTGTTGCGACGTTCCTTGCGAAAGAGGCTTCTGCTTCAGGCGGTTCGTTCTCGGATATCAGCGGCAAGTCGGCGGCATTCGATGCGAGCGATGACAACAAGACAAAGCTCATCGACGTTTGGGGTTATGAACTCACGGCAGGCAAGCCGTACGTCAAAGTGAACTGCGCGGAATCGGGAACAGCCGACGCTATTGTCTGCTGTGTCTACGTGAAGCGTACGATATAACACCTGGCCAATCTCACTGAGGGGGCATCCGTTGACAACCGAGGACACAAATAAACTCCAGATTGATATCGCAGAAATCAAGACGACGCTCACACAGGTGCTTGTCACTCTGGAAGACATTAAAGCGGGCAAGACGCCTAATTGTGAACGTCACGAGCAGCAGATACAGCAGACGCAACGCGACATTACGGACCTCTGCGGCGGACGTACGCAATGGCAGGAGGCCCGCGAGCAACGCATACACTCTCTGGAGCTACAGGCCCGTGGGATGTGGGCGACTGTGTCGGCGATAGTCGTGACGCTCATCACGGCAACGATTCTGAACGTGATCAAGTAGGAGGTATCTACCATGATTGATCTGAACTACGTGATTCAGTTTCTCACAATCGCGATTCCGCTCGTGGTGGCGTTCCTGCTGCCGAGCCCGTTGGGCAAGAGGATTCCGCCGAAGATCGCGAGGGTCCTCGCGGAACTCACGCCGGCTACGATCTCTGATGTGGTCGGCCACGTGTCGACGCCGGAGGCGCGCAGGGACACGGCTGCCGCCTATCTCGTGAGGCTGGCGGGCAAGGAAGAGATATACCTGAGCGAAGAGACGGCAGAGCAGGTCGTTGACGCGCTGATGAGGGTCTATCGCAAAGCGAAAGCGGGGATCGAGAAATGACAGGCGCGCTCCACTGGGGCCGCGCCCTGCTGCAGAGGCTCAACGTGATCACTAGCACTGATGTCGAGATGGAACGCTTGCGGGAATCGGTAGACCCGGACGGGGCCGCGCTCTGTTGTGACACGATGCACGCGCTCTGCCGCGCCCGGATTGACGTTTGTGCTCTCCGCGCTCTTGCCGAAGCG